AAAGTGATTTTGTCCACCTTAGAAAGGGAGCCTCTCCGCTACACGCCGCTGCTGAAAAAATGCATGAATGCTTGCGGTTCTCCCCACAAGTTCAACTACCTACTCCAATGGCTAAAGCAACAAAGCTACATCGAACCCGTCTTGATCAAAGAAAAGAGACACTGGAAAGTAACGGACAAGGGCTCACGATTTCTGCAAGGATTAACCTAAACAGGACTGCCTGAACGGTGGCTGATGCTTTGAACTATAATTATTTTCTGTATTTACAAAATTTTCTGACAATCCCTTCTTGGAAAGCACTTTTATAATTCATGGTCTTCACGGCTATAGATGGAGACATAAGCCATAAGAGGAACAAATGATTAATGCCACGATTAGTAGGGAGGGTGGAAAACATACCTAAAGTCTATTTGTCGGTTCCAGTTGTTGCCAACCGAGATTTGGAAGCAACGAGGAGGATTGCCGAGATCATTAAAGGTATGGGGTGTGAAATCGTCTCCTACTGGGTTCTTCTACCGAGTCCTGATCAACAATTGACGGAGTTGGATGTTTTTCAGCGTGATACTGAGGGTGTGAGAAAATGCGACGTTCTTGTTGCTGAGGTGTCCCAGCCCAGTCACGGAGTTGGCATGGAGATCATGCTCGCGTACACGTTGAAGAAGGGTGTTGTCTGCTTGTACAAAAGAGGCAAGAGACTCTCTTGGATGATTAAAGGTCTGCCCAACGCAAAACTGGTGGAGTATGAAACCGTGGAAGATCTAAAAACGAAGCTGACGAAGGTGCTTTCGAGCTAAGCCTCGTGCGTGTTTCATCTAGAACGCTTTAAACGTTCCGCTTTTTTCGTTTTAGTTTTTCAAATCCGCTTTTATTGTGCCGTTTTTTCCGTAAAACTGCTTAAATAAAGCTTATTTTCTTTAGTTATTCTCAGAGCGTGGACGAATGGTGAGCGTTACGGCGGATCAGGTTAGGAGGAGGCTGGGGCTCTCCTCCACCGACATTGCTGACGAGGTTGTGACAGAGTTTGCGGACGATGCCGCCTCCTTCTTAGGCGGGGAAATCGGCAAAGCCCTCGACTGCACGAACTGCAGCAAGGAAGAGGCGGCTGCCATACGAAACCTCGCGGCTGTCTACTGCTTCTGCCACGTGACGGGCGGGTCCGCGGTGGGGCTCAACTTCTCAGTGGGCAGTCTTCGAGCGGACTTGAAGGAACGCCTCAGCCAGGTGGAGTTTTTGCTGAGTCAGGTGGAGCGCTTCATAGGTTTGAAAAGAGGGACCTTAAAGAGGGTTTAGCATGGCCTTCCACAGAATCCTCCGTCGGTACGGTGAAGGTGTCGTCTGGCGTAAAAGAATGGAGGGTGCAATCGACACCGAAACCGGCGACCGCATCGTCACCTGGTCCACAGAAACCATTAAGGCGGTGGTTCAGCGTGTTTCAGCAGGCGAAATCTTGGTGGAGGCAGGGTACACCTCCGAAGACTACATTCGAGTTTTTGTAACCGCCGACATCCAACCCAAAGACAAGGTTGCGTATCGAAACGTCGAGTACGAGGTTTTGGTTCCCGAAGCCTTCTATCTTCGCGGCGCACTGGAATATCGAACAGCTCTTTGCAGGAGGCTGACTGTGTAATGCCCTTGGCTTGGGACAGCAAGAAGCGGGTAGAAGCGGGAAAAGAGACCACCATCGCTTCTTACAGTGTAGGATCCGGCAAGTTGGTGAAGCTGGACGGCTTCATCGCGTTTGGCACTTGCGCCGCGATATATCGCTTAAAAGTGGACGAGGAGATGAAGGCCAGCTACATGACCAGCGAGGCGGACCGAAACGCCTACGTGATCTTCCGCACAGAGCACATCACTGGCCCTAAGGTCATCGCCATCAAGGTGGTCCATTACGAGCCGGGCGAAGAACAAGACTTCGAGGGAACCATTTTAGGAGGCTGAACGTGGTGGGTGTGAGCCAGGCTTTTAAAGAGAAGCTTCCGGCAAGGGAACCCGGCGACGTACATCTTGCACGAGACACGTCCGTGAAGTCGTCGGTGTCCCCTGTACCGCTCGACTACCTAAAACGGCTGATTCTGCCCACTAACGTTGTAGTTGCTGACCCGGGTGGGATGGTTGTTCCCTACGAGGGCGGGTACGCTGTGTTGGCGTTGCTGGAGAAGGCGGAGACTACCTTGGCGAAGGATGTTCTCGACAAGATGGTGACGCTTCAGAATGCGGACGGCTCTTGGTACCAGCAATACTACCCCTACAAGCCTTTTCCCAAGTATGAAGACCGAAAGGTGGACAGCGGAGCTTCCATGATGGCTTTTGCCATGGCGGATTATGACAAGCGAAGCACCACCGAACTCTACAAGACGGCTTGGCAGAAGGCCGCGTCTTTCCTAAAAAGCCTCGAAAACGGCACCACTGGCTGCGTTTGGAATCAAGTCATCAACGGGGTTGTAGAACAGGTGGCCTTCAGCGCCGACATGGCGGAGATCATCCTAGGCTTGACTCGAGGTTTGGACGCTTATGGCAGCACCGTGACCGACAGCAACGGCAACGCCGTCAAGCCCTTCATCGAGAGGGTCATCAGCTGGATCGACAACTACATGTGGAGGTCCGCTGCCTACGACTATCAAACCGAGTATCCTCTGGGCGCTCAAAGCGAGAGCTCTCCCGGCGTGTACATCACCTTTAAACAGTGCGTCACCTTCACTCAAACATTGGTTGCTTGGGCTTTAAAAGACTGGGACGACAAGTACGGAACGCCCGGAACCCACACCCAAAACATTTCTGACGCACTGGACAAGATGGTGGCTCTTAACCGGGGGCGCTGGGGCGGATACCTATACCATGCGATGGTTGAAGCCACTGACCCGCCCGAGGAGTACTCACACTATGCAGCGTTAATGAAAATCGCGATGGCGAAGGTGAACCCCACGAGGTATACTAGGTTCATCGACGAGGCGTTGAGGCTCATGCGCTGGTGCGCCCTACCCGACGGAGCGGTGCTCGACTGCGTCTCGCCCGACGGACGATGCTTCGTCAGTCCAAGGGCAAGAGGATCCCTGCTTATCTCCGCTGCCACATGCATACTGGCGGGGGCATGAGAATCGATGAGTGGAGAAGACCCAAAAACCACCCTGATGAACCTTATTAAAAACAACGTGTCCCTAACTAAAGACGACGGAGTAACTGCGGCAACCGTCCACGTGAGCCAAGCCTGGTTCAACAGCCAACTGTTCAAGGATTTTGACGCCCAGGTCACAATAGGGCTTGCTGAGGGCTCGGTGGAGAAGCTGAACATCGGAGGGTCTTGGGTCCGATACGGCGACCGCTACCGAATCATCGGATGGAGCATCGACAAAGCAGGGATAACTGGCAAGGAGATGCGTTGGAAGATCCGCCGCGAGATAGAACGCATCATCCGTGTCCATCGGAAGAACCCGGGTGGGGCTCTCCAGTTTGTGGATATCAGGGGAGTGACGGAGAGCGAGGAAGTCGACGCTAAGCCGCCCTACTGGCGTGTGGAAGTCACGGTCATCACCCATCGTTACGTAAAAACATGAAGGGAGGAATGAAAATGGCTTCGTCAGTCTATACCGGCGAGGAGGCAAAAGCCTACTACGTGGAGGAAACCACCTACGGCACGACGCCTAACAACCCAGCGATGCTGTACATCGGCGTTATACAAGAGGTTGAGCCCGCGCTGGACCCACGAAACGTTGTCATACGAGGAGTCGGCTCCAGAAACGTGAAAGCCATACGAAGAGGACTAAGACACGTCGACCTCAAAATCGTGTACGTGCCCCAAGACTGGGACTTCTTCGAGTATGCGAGGTCGTTGAAGTCCATGAGCATCGAGGTTTTCTACGAAAAGGCAGCGGGCGTCCTCAGCCTAAACCACAAGGGATGCAAAGTTGACCGCATAAAAGTGGACGTGTCCGTCGAGGACCCTGTGAAAGTCACAGCGGATTTAATCGGACAAGACTTGGCGGTGGGAACTGCAAAGGTCGGCGCCAGCTACGAGGCAGAACCAGCCACTGATCCGTTGACCGGAAACGACTGCTCCGTTTCGAAGGGGGGAGTGGAGATCACCCGGTTCAGCGACTTTAGCTTCGAGATCGTCAACAACCTCAAGCGTCAGCCAGTCATCAGGTCGACTACGCCCTACTTGATTAAGAGCTTGCCGGAGAGGCACGAAACCCTGCAGGGCACGATTCGAGCTGACTTCGAGTCCAAGGCAGAGCTTGACGACATTCTAGCCGACACCGAATTTACGCTGCTCTTCAACGTAAGCGGGAAGAACTTCTCGTTCAGCGGCTGCAAGTGGAGGTCCAGCCGGCTACCCACACGCATCGAGGACACCGTAGTCCAAAGCTTAGAGTGGGAAGCAAGGAGCTTATCCATCACATGAGCGAGCGTGAAACCAAGATGAAAACAGAAGTGGTGGAAGTAGACGACCGCTTCGGACCTGAATTTGCTGGACGATACGTGTTCCGAGAAATCTCATGGATGAAGCGAAGCAGAATCATCACGAAATACACGAAGTACCATCCAGTAACGGGACAGATAATCAGCAGCGACCTACCTGCCATTCAAGCGGAAACCATCTGGGCTGCGCTAGTAGAACACCCGCCCTCACTCACCCTAGAAAAACTATTGAGCGAAGGGGAGGACGGAATCCCCGTCGAACTGGGTGAGTTCCTCAGCAGCATCGTAAATCGTCTCTGCGGCTTGACGCTGGAGGAGGCAAAAAACTCGTCCGGGCGATGAGACGTGGAAAACCCCACCCGAGCCTCACCAAGTTTCGACTATGCAAGGAGTTCGGATGGACCCCGGAGGAGCTGGACCGTCAGCCAGCAAAAACCATCGAGGAGTTTGTCGTGATCCTTAACGAGATGGACCGGCAAAGCGAGGAGGAAATCGAGAAAGCGAAAAGAGGTGCCCGCCATGGCTAAGAAACACTTGAAAAATGTCCTAGTCCTCAGCTCTAGCCTAATTCTGGGTGCCGTTGCCATGTGCATCGGAGCTTGGCAGCTTGACTACATCGCCGGACCAGCAGTCTGGAACCACTACAAGCCCACCGACCTCTTTATGTTCCCAGTCTGGAGATGGGACGCTATAACGGTGAAGGTCTACGACGCCTATACGAGGATGTTTGCCGTCATCGCTCTAGGAGCCATTACCATATTTCTGGGAACCTTTCTTTCACTTTGGTTCTGGGAGGAATAAGACATGTCTGTTGAAATGGAAATGCAATGCCAAGGACTCGAGGACTTTCAAAGCAAGATCCAACGTCTAGATTTTGCCATGAAAAACAACGTTCACCGTCGCCTAGCCGAGCTAGCGGGTTCCGTGAAGGAAACAGCCATGCGTATCGTTCCGGTTCGAACCGGATACCTAAGGTCCACCATCTTCGCAGAAGTTCAAGAATGGGCAGTGAGGGTGGGTGCCTACGCCCACTACGCGACGTTTGTGGAGTTCGGAACCCGGTTCATGCGAGCCTACCGCTTTCTTGGTCGAGCGATGGAGGCGCATCTCCCACAGCTCGCGCAGATAGTTGGCTACGCTGTGGATGAATCAGTCGTGGAGGCGAGCACGTCATGAGTTTCCATGAAATCAGCATCATGATTCGGGCCGTAAACAGGGCAAGCAGCGAGTTTGGACGCGTCGGCTCGGACGCTGAAACCATGGCAGCGAGGGTGAGGTCGGCGGGAACCGCTGTCGCCGGCCTAGGAGCCGCCAGCAGAGCCGTCGCTGTTCTCGGTCATCAGTTTGGCTTACTCACTGCGGAGCAAGAAAGGTGGCTGAGCAGCATGAGCTACATAGTGACTGCACTTGGCGTGTTCATGCGGTCAGCTTGGGGAGTAGCGGCTGCCCAGAAAATCTACGCTGTGGCTACCGCCGTCGCTGCGAAGGTGACTTGGGCCTTTAACGCTGCGGTAGCCATGAAAATTGCCTTGTTGACGTTGGGTGTAGGCTTACTTGTTGCGACTGCGGCGTACATGGCTTGGCTGGCTTCCACCACTCGCGACGCTGCCTCTGCCCAGGAAGAGTATAATGAAACGTTGAGACAGCGGGAGCACGTTGGAAGTAGGAGAGAAGAGGAAGAGTCCTACGAGCGCATCACACGGCGGGGCGGATACTACTAGTGAGATGTGAACGGCGATGAACCATGATCTTCCACAAAGCCGCGATCTTCGTCCTATCTCTGCTCAAGAAGGTGTTCGTGGTGAGCTTGGGCTATCCACAATGCAAAGTTGAAATCTTCCGAGGCGTCAAGCACTTCGACGATGTCTTCGCTTCTGGATGGACCGTAAGCCAAGGAAGCCTAGCAACTGACGGAAAAATCGGAACCCTCACCATTGCCGTCACCTACGCCTCGGCTTCCATGAAGAAGGGCTGGAGCTTCAACACTAACAATCATCGCTACACCATCATCAAATGCACCGAGTTGACCGGCACCTTCTGGAAGCTTGAAGCCAAGCTAGCTGGTGTCACGAAGGCTTCGAAGACGTTTACCGACACGGGAACCAAAACTGTCGACCTGCAGAACGACGGGGTGGCGGAGCCCCCATACCTCGGAGATGTCGATGAGGTCGTGTTGACTGTGGGCGGGGCTGCGGGTAACCAAGCAAAATTTGACTATGTTAAAGTCTGCGAGAAAAATATGCTAACACCCTCGGATGATCTCGATGTGGTGGAAGTGGCGGTTCACTTAGCCGTAACCGAGGAGGTGGGCTCCGTGAACTGTCTCCTACAAAACTATGATGCCAAGTACACGGATCAAGTTTCTGTCGGCGACTTGATCGAGGTTGCGATTTCCAGAACAGGGGAAACCTTCGTGAAGGTTTTTAAGGGCAGAATCGAAGCAGTGGCGAAGCTGGCAGAAGCCACGTTGCGTGGTTCCCAACATTATGTGAGGTTGAGGGGACGCGACCTAGGGGCTGAACTGTTCAATCGGCTGGTCACCAAGCGGTATGAAAACAAAGAGGGCTCCGAGATTGTGAAGGACGTGCTCGCCAACTACACGCCACTAGAAAGCGTGGGGGTGGAGACAACCAGCAGCACCTACGCGGAGGAGGAGTACGAAAACAAGCCGGCTTGGGAAATCATTCAGTACATCGCGGAAACAGCGAAGAACGCAGCCGGCGTGATCGGATACGACTTCAAGTGTGAAGAAGGCGATGTCAAGTTCTTCCACAAAAACAAGTACGCAAGCCCTGTTTCGCTGGAGGGAATCATCACTCTGTGCGAGCATGAAGGCTCCATCGAGCGCATACGCAACAAAATCTACGTCTACGGCGAGGCTTCGAAGCCCTACCCCTTAGACCGAGACGCTTGGACCGAGAGCTTAACGCCGGCAGACGGCTCGTGGTCGAGCGGAACCGGCACCGGGAGCGTTTCCCTAGACTCTGGCGAGAAGGCTGTGGGCTCCTACTCCGTCAAGCACTCCACCACCACCGCCGGCTACTATGGATGCGCTGTCTTCACCCTCAACGCTGGAAAGGAGATCAACTGCAACACGTACCCAAGCCTCACCTTCCAGATCATGGAGGAGTCAAGCTTCAGCGGAGCCGTCACCATACAACTTGAAGACTCAGCTGGCATGATCGTTCGACAAGAGTTCCGAATCAGCAACAACAAGAAATGGCACCTGCAAACGTTCATGGCCGGCAGAAAGCACAGTGACCAGTGGACCTACAGCCTCTTCAACACCCAACCCTTCGACTGGACAAAGGTGAAGAAGGTTTTCTTCTTCTGCCACTTCTCCGGATCCGACACCGGCTCCTTCTGGGTCGACAACCTCTTCTTTGGTAAGTGTCGCTGGAGTGGCGTCGCTGAAGACACGTCAAGTCAAGGCCGGTATGGACTACGAGAACTCGCCATCGTCGACGAAACCTTGGTCAGCGACGACGCTTGCGCTAAGGTGGCCGCCGCTGAATTAAAATATCGGAAGGATCCTGCTGAGTTCCTGCGTGTAACCGTCTTGGGCAACCCCCACATCAAGCCTGGGGAAACCGTTCGGGTAGTCAGCTCCAACGAGAACATCGACGCCGACTACCGCCTCCAAGCCGTGGACCACTACATGGACGACGAGGGAGAGTTCGACAGTCAGCTCACTCTGATCGCTGAACCACCAAGAGTAGCCACAATTCTCGCCGAAACACGAGAAGAAATGGGTGTCTTGAAGCGGGGAACCGCCTACAGAAAGCTGGGGAGATAA